GTTTCCGGAGGGTTTGGTTTTTTGCTTGAACTATCCCCCCGGCCCACCTCCGCTTCTAACGAGGCGCGTGTCGCTGGACTAGTAAGCCAATAGCGTCTCATTGTGTCTTCGCTTACTTGGTACTTGAGCGCAAGGCGGGTTATGTCTTGGCTTCTCATTCAGGCCAGCCGTCGTTACCTATCTTCACCTTATCCCTGCGCCCTAAGTCTCTGTTTGTCTTGCTGTAATCGCACTCTGCGCATAGGTATTGGCAGTTGGATTCAACGTCCGGACCTTGCTTGCCAAGCGGGTTGATGTGGTCCCTTGTTACCCATACGCGCACCCGTCCTAGCTTCTCGCATTCGCTGTCTGGACCGTGGCATAGAGGGTTACGGGCGAAGGCTTCTGCCCTTGCTCTTTGGAGTTTGCGGCCACGGATGCGGCCGGGAGTCTTATCCCTGTAGATGGTCATCTAACCCTGACGTACTGCTGAATGTACTCATCGAACCGCTCCACGTAGGTAGCGAACGGCTCTCCCATGCGCCTGCTCTCTTCCGCTGTAGTCGGTAGCCCTAGGGTTCTGATGTCACCCCACTCAACCAGACGTACAGAGAAGTCGCTGTTGTACGAATATTGTTTGCCGGGCATCTCTACCCACGCACCAGCATAGAAGCGAACCAGAAGGCCAGCGCTAGGGCTACCCAATTCGGAGTCTTAGGGCCAAATGTCCAATTGAAGGAACCGACTACCGCACAGACTAGGGCGAGAATTGGAAGTAGGAGATTGATGGTAATCATGCGGCCTCCAGAAACGCAAAACGCCCACGCAATTTGATGTGCGCAGGCGTTAGGGGCAATTCGGGGATTAGCGATTGGCGGCGATTATTCCCGTGTTTTCCGCAACTTACAAGCGATTGTATGAATTTCATGGATTACTCGACCGTGTAGACGATGCCCGCTTCCCTCAGATTTGCAGAAATGGCGTGAAATGCTTCGCCTTCTTTTTGCTTCAGGAATTGCTTAACCTTGGAGGTGTGATCCTCGGCGGTTCTGGTCGGGATGTCGAGCTTCTTTGCCAATTTGCCCATGTCTACTCGCTTGCCGAAATACCGCCGCACGATTCCATGCCGCAGCGGATATTTGGACATGATCACAGCCGCAGCCGTGAAGCTCGTCACTACCGCAACCGCTTCATTCCAATGCTCGCAATCGGTCCACCCCTTGCAGCAGGCTCGACCACATCGGCATTCAGTTTCCCGTTGCCCATAACGAGCCTTCAGAATCGCTTCAGGGCCGAATCCTAGGCTCGCTACTTGTCTGCCTATCATCCCGGCCATTGCTGCGCCCTCAAGCCCGCCTAGGCCCCTTCCTGAGCCGTTTTGCGTGCCTGCCATCCGGTTGATGATGGCGGCTTGGTAATTCTCGCGATCCTGGCGAAAGGCAAACCGTAAAGCGCCTTCAACGGTTTCAAATTGGACGGTTTCCAGAACAGCACTCACGCCTTCGCCTCCGCTCGGATGTCATCGCCCTTAGCCGCTGCGTGCAGCATGTCCACAATCCGCTCGCGCATTAGCTCAGCTCCGTATCTAGCCTCTGCGCTTTCGTTGTCCCCAATTCGTAGATTTGAGCAATGGAAAGCAGCGAAGTGCAGCCCTTGCGAATAGCCCATGTTCCACGTGGAGCTCCACGCTTTCTTTTCGTCGTCTGCGCTGACTTGCATGCCAATCTGCGTTCCTAGCTTGACGCCGTAGAACACGCCTTCGGTGTACCAGCCAAGGGAATACTTGCGGGGATCTCCTTCTACGGCGGGATCGCAGTTGCCATACGTGGAAGCGAACTGCGCGCGGATGTTTTCGAGAAACGTCATTCCAGCACTCGCCCAATCAAGCGCAAACATTGTGGACAAGCCTTGTTAGGCAGCACGTTGCGAGCCGCCATGTACGGGATGAACTGTCGCCGGTTTGGGTAGTCAGGGCATATCAATTCGAAGTCGCCGCTGCCGTTGTCTACGCACTTGTGGCCGCTCGAGTACTCAACGGTGGACATGCGCAGAGTCATCGAATCCAGTCCTCGCGCATATCGCGCAGCACGCGCAAGGTGTAGGCGTTGATCGTTTGGCAATGCGTGGCATACATGAAGGCAGCGCCAATCGCGAGACCGAGCCATAGGCCGAGCAGGAGCCAAAGGAACCAGTTCACCGCTTGCCCTTTGCTTTCTTTGCTTTGCGCGGCTTGGGTTTCACCGCTGCCTTTAACGACTCCGCAACTTCGCGAGCTGTTCGTTCGGTCGCTGCTAAATGCCAATCTGGAACCTTGAACAACTTGCGCCGTGGCAATGCCTTTTGCTCTTCGAGTTTGCTCATTCCCGCACCAATCGTGCGGGGCCGATAATCGTGCGCGGTGCCTTGACGTATTCCTGCAGAGCTTCAATCGCTTCAATCGCTCCGTAGCAGACAAGCGATCGCCAGCCGTGCTTGTCCAAAGCATCGAGCCATGCGATTTGAACGTCGCTCGGCTTTTCGCCTGGACGTTTCATCTCGATAGCTAGGCCGATGTGTCCGCCGCGCGGTACGGGAAACAGGAGATCTGGCACACCGGCCTTCATGCCCATTGCTAACAACAGCCCGCGCGTTTTTTCCTCGCGCTTGGCGGCGTTCGGTACGGCAAACAGCATCCGAAGTTCCGGCCATCGCCTAGCGCTCTTGTTCGCCCAATCGATCACCGCGCATTGACTCTTGCGCTCCAGCGGAGGCGGTAGTTTTTCTGGCTTTGGGGCGGTTAGGTTCCAGCCGTCGATCATGTTCACTTGATCGCCCTTAGCCGAACGATGGGCTGCTCTTCGCTATGCCCCAGCATTTCGCGGCACTTCGTTTCGTCGCCGACAAGCGCTGGCATGGTCAAATCGTGACCGTGCGCGCCGTTGTGCAGATTCGCACGGCCAGTGAGGATCGGCAGGCAGTGCGGGCGCTCCTGGTTGCGGGCGTAGGCGCGGTAACGGTTCTCGAATTCCTTGGCGCGGAAGGGAACGTCGGTCTCCAGCATTTCGCACAACTTGATCCAGCCGCCCATGTCCTGCAGCACCGCATGCACAATCGGGTCATCGAACACGACGTCGGAGTACGAGCCCACCTGGCGCACGGCCCGATGGACTTTGGCCCACGACAGCAGCGCCGCATCCTGCGTCGTGCCGGCCATGAACTTGACGACGTCGGCCGGCTTTGGCATGAATTGCCCCGTGTCAGGATTGCGCAGATGCTTGGTCAGCGCCTGCTTGATCGCGGCGATGTCGTAGTCGGCAAGGACAGCCCACCAGAGTTCGACGACGTCGGGGCTTAGCTCGACCCGATACATCGCGGATACGCCGTTCAGGACGCGTGAAAATTCAGCCTTGTCGTTCGGTCGCAATGGCATCGAATATCTCCGGTTCTCTGGGTAGTGGTTGACTACGGCGCAGCCATTCGTCGGTCGCTTGTCGGTTGCGTTCTTCGAGCGCGGATTGCTTGCCGTGACTGCCGTTAGGTTTCTTTTCGCTGTACCAGGCCGCCTCGAATCCGACCCAGTTGCGCTGGCAGGACGTTCGAAGCGCATCCTCGAAGGTGATCCCGGCCTTAGCCGCTTCCTTGCGGATGGCCTTCATCACGGTTGCCGTGACGGGCGCTTTTTTCGCCCTTCGGTGTGCTTTCCAATCCGACCAGACTTCGGCGTCGACGTCGATCGGCGCCGTAGGCGCTTCTTTTTCTTTTGCCTTTGTCTTTTCTGGTTTCTGGCTTATGGAGTCTGGAGTCTGGAGTCTGGAGTCTGGAGTCTGGCTAGGTTCACCAACCGTTCTCAGTGACTTTGGTCCAACGTTTAACGTTTCGTTGGACGATTCGTGCAACGTTTCGTTGACGATTCGTGAACGCCTTTTGGTTTCACGTTGCTCGGCTACCAGACGATTCGTTGACGCTTGGGCGCTTGCGTGCTGGATCTCGCCGTCGCACCGTTTCTGATGCCAGCCATCGTCCTGCTTGGTGAAAAACTCAAGTAAAACAACCTCTACCGCCCTGCGTTGCGCTGGCGTCGTGGCTCGAGCAAGCCGGCATGCGTCCTTGATTTCAGGCGGAAGCGGAGCCTCGCGTTTGTAGTATTGGTCGATCAGGCGGCGGTAGGCGCAGTCCTCATCCCACGACAGATGCGACGTGGCCGCCGCGTAGTCCCCGAGGTGATGCTTGTAGAAGTTCACGCGGCTTCCTGCTCCTCGCCCTCGAACTCCAACTCCATCGTTTCAAGGTCGCGTCGACCAGCCGCAGCGGCTTCGACGTTCTTGACGGCCTGGCGGTAATAGCTCGGCTTGAGTTCTACCCCGACGCCTCGGCGCCCTAGCACGATGGGGCTGTAAACCTCAGAGCCGACGCCCATGAATGGCGTGAAAACGGTCTCGCCCTCATTGCTGAAAAGCACCACGCAGCGGTCGATTACGTCTAGCTGCAGTGGGTGAACGTGCTTCTCGTCCTCAGAATCCCGCGCCTCCCGAAACGGCAAGACGCGATTCATGCGGATGTCATCCCACATGCAATCGGCGTACTGCCTCCAGATCCAATGCGAGAAACGGTTCTCGGTCTGCTTGCCGGTCCATCCGCGAAAAGGTAGAACGTCGTTCGGAGGCATGCGCTCGCCCGCGTAGTCGAGCATTCCTAATGGGTGCTGCACTGGAATTGGGTTCTGACCACACTTGCGAAACGTCAGTAACTGATCACCCGATGCCACCCCGCAATCGATCGAGTCCGCAACGAGCGATGCGTGCGCAAGGTTCTTTTGCATCGTCCGCAAACGAACCGCGAGCGGCTCTTTCCAAATCATGCGGCGGCCGGTGAAGCGCCAGCCTTCTCGCTCGTGCAGCCGGATGATGTCGCCCGGGAAGTCGAGCATCGCGTCCGTTCCGCTATTGCTCTTCGGCACGTCCATGCAATGCACGGCGGTTATCCGCCCTGGCAGCGTGATCCTGTGAAGGTCTCGAACGACGAACGCGTAATGTTCAAAGAACGAGTCGTAGTCGTCGCAGTTGGAAAGATCGCGCTCGTTCGAGCTGTAGTGATAAAGCCCACCGAACGGCGGCGAGTAGATCGATAGATGAACGGATGCCTCTGGCATCGCGCGCATGACGTCAATACAGTCCCCGTTGAACACGGCGAACTTGTCCGTCAATAACTGATCAATGACCTTCACTTGACGCTCCGCTGCGCGGTGTAGTTCGAATTTCGGAGCGAGCGCGCGAGTCGGATCAGGACAGCGGCAAGGTCTAAGCATTCATGCTCGACAGATCCCAAAGCGTTGCTCCGTATCGCGTCGCGCAGTTCGTCCCATTCTTCGGAAGCCACTCCTAAAGCTTCGTGCGTCGATGCGAAGTGCCCGTATCTCTTTTGCGCCGCTTCGATCCGCGCCTCAATTTCGTCGTTCAAGGTTTCTAGTTCGATG